AGAAAATTCAGGATATTTTAATTTTAAAACAATTTGTGGCGTCAATTGAATTTCATCTTTAACATTTTCAGGCATATCAACCTTAATATCCAATAGATTAAAAGAAACATCCATTAATCCACCACAAGTTTTACCATCAACTTCATTTTCACAACGATATTTGTTTTCTACAACTTCACCGACAGAACGAGCTCTTAAATTGAGAAAATAAAATTCAACATCAATAATAGGCAACTTATCAATATCAAGGTTTTCCGTCAATGTGCAATTATGTAACACTTGACGAATATTCTTTTCAATTGTTTCTTTGTCATCTGATTCCATCGCCATCATCAAGTTTCTTTGTTCTTTGACAAGAAACGGTCTAAAACGAATATGTTTTTTGGATAAAGGTAAGTCTATTTCGTAGATTGGTGTATCAATTCGAGGTAAAGCCATGATTAAATCTCCATTTTATATTAACGTATTAAAGGTGTAAAATTTGGACCAACTTGTCCAGGTGTTCTATTTAAATCTTGACCTTCAATTGAAATTTTAGACACCGTTGCTCCTGGTGTTTTATTTTCAATATCAGTGGATTTTGTCGTTTTTGAAACTTGGTTAGGTTGTTGTGTATTCGTTCTTGTTGGTTCAGCGGTTAAATTATTTGATACTTCCCAATATGTATAAGCAAACACAACGGTTAATTTATGATATCCTTCACTAGACCAATCTAAATCTAATTGATTGACTGTAATAGGATACGCATCAATCAAATTAACAGCGTAAGTAACTTGGTTTAATGAATTAAATTGTCTAATTGTTATAAAAGACCTATAATCCTCTTTATATTTCATATTATAATCTGAAGATGGTGAAATTTTTTCCATCCACGAATCAAAAAACTTCTTTTCTGACATATCACCAGAAACGATAAATGATAAAGTTAAATCATTATATTGCACTTGGTAAGGATATTTTTCAATCGGATTAGAACCAAATTTTTGTTCTACTGTTGCATATGTTTTACTTGGTAATTCTGCTGTTTCACATCTATATGTCAACGATGTGGTTAAAACAGATAATCCAGATGTGTTGAAAGGTGTAATTTCAACCTCGAACCTGCTAGGTTTTGCTACATCCGTTTTGAAACTACCTATAAAATCTACAATACTTTGTGGCATTTAATTCCTCTTGATTTCTTCTACCGAATCTTTCCATACCGTTTCTGGTTTGGCACCTTTAAATTGGTGTACCGGAAGCATAATTGCCGCATCCCATTCGTCTGGTTGAACGGCAAGTAACTTAGACTTAATATGTGGCGTCAAATATCTTTTAATACAAGGCCTGAACTCTTTAAGGCGCTTGGACGCAACTAAAATATCGTAAGTAACTCTCATTCTCTTAATTTCATCGTCTTTTCCTGGCACTGCGTAAGGCATTAATTTACCTATAAATGCCACTCGGTATTTAACAGGCAGATAATGTAAATTTAAACCTAAAAACCCATCTTGGTATTTTTCTAATGTTAATACCAAAGGAAACTTATCATAATATGGCAAATCATCTTTACCTTTTGGGTCATAATAAAAGTAATACAATTGACCCAATTTAAATCTACCCGGTCTCAGTTCTTCATCTTGTATTGTTCTGGCTATAACAGAAGGATTTCTTAAGGCTGCAATTTTGGTTAAAAGCCATTGGTACGCTTCCTTGGAAGACATTTGTAGGCCTTCAGTTTTTCTTTCTTGCGCCAGTTCCGTTAGTTTAGATGTCATAGGGTTATTTAGTTAGATACCAAGGTCATTTTCAGTAATAATCTTAAACTCCCAGCCATGGTCTTTACAATATTCGTCTGCGGCCTTCCACTTTGCTTGGTTTACAGCATATGTTTTAATTTCATTCTTATAATTTTCTGTAATGCGTTGTCTAGGTTTAGGCATTTGAGTTTGAGCTAAAGGTTTAATTTCTAAAACCATTGTTTTTGTTTGTCCTGTTGCCGTCTTTACTTGAACAATAATGTCAGGAAAGTATCTGTGAGGCCTTTTATCAACAGGACTCATATATGGAATATGAAATTCTTCTGAACCCCAACTAATTACATTATCATTATTGTCTAACCAAGAGAATACTTTTGCTTCCCAAGAGCTACGATAAATAACATTATCCGGGTCACCTTTGTATTTTTCACGATTTTTAACTTTATAGACGCCTTGATAGTATTTCATTTTTTTCCTTTTCTTACTATAAATACTATGTATATCAATCATGGAACAAATTAAATGGCAGTTTCAATAACAGAATATAACGCTTCTTCTAGTGATGTAAGTGATGTAAATTCGCCTGTGACAAAAGGTCCCCTCAAAGATTTACAGGCAGGAGAAGATGCTGGAGGTATAGTTTTAAAATATCCTAGCGATTTAGGAGTTGACAAAGGTCCAAATCAAAAAAGGCATTGGGTTAATTTTGCGATTAAAGAAATAAGTCCTAATCAAAACTTTACACAAGGCGCCGGAGAATTAAAATTACCTAACGCAGGAGGTTTGTTAACGGAAATTGGCGACAAATTAACAAGCACAGAAGGAATCCTCGTTGCAGGCGCAGTAGGTGGAATAGCAGGAGTGGTATCTGCTGAAGTTGTAGGAAACGTCTTAACAAAAACTGGCAATTTATTAACAAACGGTCTAACAATTTCACAAAAATATGTAGATGCTAGACAATATATATCACTTTATATGCCGGATACTCTTAATGCAACATATAATGCCAACTATGAAGAAATGAGTTTGACACAAGATTTAGGTGCATTACTTACAACATTAAGAGCCGCCGACTCAGCAGCAGGTAATTTAAGTGAAAACGGTGATTTTTCTTCTATTAGTTCCGCTTTAAGTTCTTTAGGTAATTCTATAGGCACGGATCCAAATGTTTCTCAAGCTTTGTCTGGATTGTTAGATGTAACGGGAGCACAAATTCCCGGAATTAACACACAAAACTTAACAACATTGTTACAAAAAGCGCAAGGATTTGCTTTAAATCCACAATTACAGATGGTATATCGTGGCACAGGTTTAAGAACCTTTCAATTATCTTTTACATTTACACCAAAATCAAAAGACGAATCTTATTCTGTAAATAATATTATTAATCGTTTCAGATTTTATGCGGCGCCTAGTTTATCTGATACTACGAAATCTTCAAGCTCAAATGAAAATATGTTTTTAATTCCTCCTGCAGTTTTCAATTTATCGTTTTTTATTAATGGCACAGAAAGCAAAATTCTTCCAAAATATGGTGATTGTGTTTTAGAATCTATTGATATTAATAATGCTCCTAACGGATTAGCCGTTTATGATAACGGTTCAATGGTACAAACTCAATTAAATCTTTCATTTAAAGAATTGGATATTCTTACGAGAGATAAAATTAATAAAGGCGATGCACGTTAATGTTATATTTCAATTCATTTCCCAAAATACTTATGACCGATTATAATGGCAATGGTATATTCATGACAAATATTATGGTTCGTTCTGAAATTATACCATCATTATTAAAAAATCCATTATTATTTTATTCGTATGATATACAAGAAAGCGATAGGCCTGATATTATAGCAAACAAATATTATGGCGATTCAAATCGTTTTTGGATGGTTTTATATGCTAATCAAATATTTGACCCACAATGGGAATGGCCATTAACATCCGTTGAATTTATCAATTACTTAAATAATAAGTATGCTAACGAAGCAAACGGAGTTCCTGTTTTAGCATATACACAAAGTACCGTTTATCAATATACAAAAACAATTACGACAACGGATAGTAATACAAATACAACAACAAGTAAAACTATTATTATTGATGAAAATACCTATAATAATACAATACAAGGAACAACAGTCAATAGTTTTCCTGATGGTTCTACAGTAACACAAGTTATCACAGTAAACATAGTAAGTATCTATGATTATGAAAATCAATTAAATGAGTCAAAAAGAAATATTAATTTAATTAATAATTCTTACACAAATCAAATTGAAAGAGATTTTACATCATTAATGAGACAATAACATGGCAGGTATAAAAAATTCAAAAGACTATTCGTTAGAAACATTAGTCATTCATACTTCTGTTGCTTCATTTGATTTAAAACTTTCTATGATTGAAATGTCCTATGTAGAAGATTTATTTGCAAGTGTTTGTTCAGGTTATATCTTAATTGCTGAGGCGACAGGTTTTATTGAAACTTTAGCTCTTAACGGCACAGAATATTTAAGAGTTCGTTTTAGTAAATTTGGTGATGATACTAGTGTCATTGATAAATTGTTTCGAGTCTACAAAGTAAGTAGAAGAAGATTAGAAGGAACAATGTATAAAGAATCTTATGTGATTAATTTTTGTTCTGATGAACTTTTATTGTCTGAGCAATATAAAATTAGTAAGCGTTACAAGAATTCTTTAATCTCTGATAATATTAATGATATACTTAAAAATTATTTAAAAACTCCTTCAAAAAGAATTGGTACAATAGAACCTACTTATGGCCAGTATGATTTTATTATTCCTACTTTAAAACCATTTGATGCTATCAACTTTATGTTAAACTATGCAAGACCAAATCCACAAAACCCTGGGGCTGACATGGTATTTTATGAGGACAAAAATGGTTTTCAATTAAGGTCACTTCAAACATTAATGAAAATACAACCTTATAATGCCTACTCTTATAAACCAAAAAATCTTCAAACAAATAATTTACAAGTTGAATTATATAATATATTATCGTATGAAATATTAGATTCATTTGATACACTCAATGGTATTACAAGCGGTACTTTTGCCAATCAGTTGATATCTGCTAATCCTATGACAAGGCAAAAAAAGGTAACAAATTTTGATTACGGTGTATATTTTCAAAACTCGAAAGATTTAAATCTTTATCCTGTTATAGACAATTCAATTAATCGTAAAGGTGATGGATTAAATCAAACGTATCAATCACAACTAAAATTAATTTTTTCTAATACCGATAATAAAGGTTCTACCTATATATCAAGTGTACCGGGTGCAGCAGGTAATGATATATTCGCTGAGACTTATATACCTTATAGAACAGCACAATTAGGATTAGCAAATTATACGAGAGTTCGTATTGTTATTCCTGGCGATTGTAACTTAACAATCGGTCGTGTCATTACTTTTAACTTAGGTACAAGACAACCGAATAGCAGTGCGCTCGATAAATACTATTCAGGAAACTATTTAATTACTGGTGTGAAACATATCATTGACTTGACAAGTTATCGCACTATTTTAGAAATTACAAAAGAGAGTGTGTCAAGCCAATATCCAAGTACTGATAATACGAACGGACTTTGGAAAGCAGCAATTTCAGGAAATATATAATGTCAAAAGGTACAAATAATTTTAACTTTGCGGGACTTAATGGTTTTGTTTGGTGGATGGGTGAAATAGAAAATCGTGTGGGTGATGTTTTAGGTATGGGAAGATGTCAGGTGCGTATTTTTGGTTGGTATGATGACGATATTTTAACAGAAGATTTACCATGGGCAATGCCACTTTTACCTATTAATAACTCAAAATCATTTGAATCGCCAGCCAAAGGTGAATGGGTTGTTGGTTTCTTTTTAGATGGAGAAGCAGGTCAATTTCCCGTGAT